TTTTCAATTGTTTCGGTGATTAGTTTCATCTATTATTCTCCGCAGTTTTCGCAAATTTCTTCTTCTTCAGAATCCTCATCATCATCGTAATTATCAAAATCGTCATCTTCATCTGCTTCTTCGGATAGAAGTTCACTGGCTATCTCGGCAATTTCTTCCTCTGAAAGTTCTTCACCCAACTCATTTTCAATATCTTCGACTATTTGGGTGAGTTCATCAAGGAAGACTTCATAGTCTTCTTTTGCTACCTTCATACCCTTTTTATTTTCTCCAGCCTCGGTTGAGTCTTCTGGGTTATCATCTTCGCCAGCCTTTTCATCGGCGTAATCGGGAACGCCATCGCCGTCTTCATCTGGCTTTGATTTCTTTTCTTTTGATTTTTTCATTTCCTCTAAATAGGCATCTCTGTCGTTTGGATTCATAAAAACGGTTGGTGCATATTCAAGTAACGATTCTTCTAACTTTTTTCCAAGCTTCTTATACATTCTCTTCTCAAGAAGTTCATTTGCTTGGCTGTATTTTTTCTCTAAAATAAGTGGTATAATTTCTGAAAATTCGCTCATTATTTTCTCCTAATTCTTTTATTATTTATTTTTTTAAGTTTTTCAAGATATTCTTTAAAAAATGAAAATAGGGTATTTTTATTTGATAAAATAGGTTTAATATTCTTATAATTTGGCCCAAAAACAGTAGAAAGTATATTAATTTGTTCTGGGGTTATGTTTACAGATTCACTATTTCTCAAAAATAAATTTATACCTCTTTTTTCTCTTTTTGGATTTTTTAATAAAGATACTATTTTTTCTCTTTCATGAAAGTATATTTTCATTGGTTAGTCTTTTGTTTTTGATCTGCTGTTCCCTGATCAGCTTGAGCCGTTAAACTAGACGCTTGAATTGCTTGTTGCTGCGCCTGAGCCTCCATAGCCATCTGCTGCTCCTCAGAAATCTGCTTATCAATTTCTTCCATAACATCATCAGATTGCTTCAGAATATGTTTTCTGATATATTTTGTTGAGAAATACTTACCTTCATAAGAAGATAATACATTTAACATATCTACCTTTTCCCTCAACAATTCATTTTCTTTCAATTCATTGAAATATGAATCTTTATTGTAGACGAAATTGATATCCTGGTATATTTTTTCCCAATCGTTTAGGGTAATAATTCCCTTCAACAATAGTTGTTTTTTCAAAACATCCAAGAATAACATAGAGAATTTGCTTCTCAATCTTTCAATAAACTTGAAAAATTTAACCTCATCTCTACTGATTTCTGTGGTTCTTCCCATATTGAAACCACTATTTGATTCAAGTCTAGAAATAGGAACATTCAAAGCTCTATATAATTTTCTTTGTAAATAGTCAACATCATCCATCTGTCCAAGATTCTGTCCACCATCCAGAGTAGCTATTTCTGTTCCCTTTCCACCATCTCTTCTAGGAATCCAGTAGTCTTCAAGCATTGTCAAATGCGCTCTATCGTCTTTGATTTCACCAGTTTTTTGATCATATACAAGACGATTCCTATAACGATTCATCAACTCCCTCATATATTGTTCGGCTTTTTGTTTTGGAAGATTGCCGATATCAATATAAAAAATTCGTCTCTCTGGTGCTCTGGTCATTCTATAAATGACAACAGCATCCTCAATCTGACGAAGCATGTTTAATGGGCGAATGGCTTTGTGTAGGTATCCGATTACTCTCTTGGTATTGGAATCGATCAATCCAGAATGCACATAGGAGATTGAATCAACCGCAATTTTTAAACCAGAACTATTCGTTTGTATGATTGCATCTGGATCAAGATCGGTATAAAGAAAATATTCTTCAAGACTTTTAATTATTGGTGTTTGAACGCCATTAATTACTTTATTTTCTTTATTTACCTTTCTGATCTTTTTAATTTTCATTGGGTCGATCAGGCGAATTTCTTGTATTCCCTTTTCTGGTCTAGTATCATCAATAATAATATGAAAATACAATCTAGCATCTATGTACCATTTTCTAAAAATGTCATAGCCGTGATGATTAAATTTTAATAGTTTTAAAATATTTTTAAATTCTTTGTGTATTTTTTCTTTTATCTGTGGTGATAAACTTTCAACATTTTTCAAATCTAAAAATATAGCATTATTATCGTGGTCAAAAACTATAGATTCGTTAATTATATCTTCTATAGCCATATCAACTTCTGGATATAGAGCCATTGATCTATACTGTGAAAGTTGAGTATTTTCATCTCTTATAGAGCCGCCGAAATCATATACTGTAGAAAAAAAACCACCACTTTCTACAGTAACAGTTCCATCGTAGGTATCTGGCGGTACAAAGGATGATTGTGTCTCTACAGCATTTCCATCTGTAGAATTTTTATCATCCTGCTTTTTGCCGAAAAGAAATCCATATAAATTCATATTACTATTTATATAAATTAGATTGCGAATTCTTCAGCATAATCATATGCTAATGTTAAAACAAAATCTGCAATTGAGTCTGGTATATCATTATTTAATTCTATTGGTGTCATTTCTATTGGATAGCAATTTGATAAAACAACTCTTTTACCGAAAGTATTTCCGTCTTCTGTATCATAATAAATTTCCCATTTAGAGGTCGGAAAATAATCCATAGCTGTATGGTCTGGGGAGTTGATTCTATCCATCCAAGACATCAATTCACTTCTCAATTGAATTCCTAACTCGGATGAACAATAGATGTTCATGCTTATTTCTTGAAATACTCTTTCTGCTGGAAATTTAATTTCCCTACCTCTATAATTTATGGGAACAGTTCCTATTGTTGATCCAGGAATTTGAATAGATTTTATATAAACTTCAAGTTTTCTTGACTCATATGGATTTGTACTTAACTGTGAAAAAGAACCATTGAATAGAGGAATCTCAGCAAAAACTCTAAATCTATTTCCAGCTACAGGTCTAAATCTAACTCTAAATTCATCTAAATTCATCTCAAGTATTCCCAGTAAAGGTAATTAAAAGTAACTGTAAATTCTGCAAATGTATCTGGGTTATCGTAACTAAATTCTATTGGACTTATTTCTATTGGAAAAACATCATAGAATTTTATCTTTTTTCTATACTGAGCTGGGGTAGTAGTAACATTTCCTGTTACTCTTTGAACTTCTACGGTTGGTGTTGTATTTCCACTAGATTTTTGATCCTGATAATGAAATTCCCAGAAAAAATCGGTGTTTACAACATTATTAGTTTCATGAGTTTTTCGAGTATCCATGTACTCTATCCAATCTTCAAATAAATTTCTTAATTGAACATATGGAGACTCATACACTTGTATTGTCCATGGAGAATATGATCTATCTCCAGGCAATCTTACTGCCCTACCACCATGCCCAACAGAAACAGTTCCTATTGTTGAGCTTGGCATTGAAGCAGCTTTACAATAAAATTCCATTTCTGTTTTTTCGTAACCAGAATATGCAGTAATAACGGGAAAAGAGCCAACGACTTTGAATCGATTGGCCCTATTTCCTACAAACTCATCTCTAAATGTAGAGATAGACTGAGACATTAAACTCCTTGGTATTCCCAATAATCATAGGTGAAGGTAACAGCAAATTCTGCAAATGTGTCTGGAGTATCATAGCTAAATTCCATTGGGCTTAACTCTACTGGGAAAGCATTGACCAATTTAATTTTTCTTTGATAATCGTTTACTCCACCATCAACATCATCACCACTTACATCTTGCTCCATGTATTCAACAGTTATGTAATCACCACCACTCGCTGGAATATTTGGTCTAATATCTAGAGTATTTCTACCATTCATTCTTTCGATCCAAGCTTCGATATCGCCACGAATATCTTGTCTTGGTGAATCATAAATTTGAACAAGCCAATCAGCATATGTTCTTTCACCAGAATATTTTACTGGCCTTCCTTTGTAACCTACTGGAATAACTCCAATAGCTGATCCAGGAATTGTTGCGGCTTTGCAATAGAATTCAAATGTCGCTGGAGCTACTGAGCTTCCAGGAAATTGACATGAGACTTTAAATCTATTTTGTCTTACGCCAACAAACTGTGTTCTAAATTCATTTAATGTTGCCATTTATTTTTTCCTTATAGGGTTGATGATAAATCTTTGTTAGTGAAGGTTAGTCTTACGAAGTTGATTGATGGGATTGGTTTAACTAAGATATCAGCAACGAATGTCTTGGCTTCGATTATTTCTGGGGTGTTATTTGTTTCATCGCAAATAATCTTATACTCAGAAATTCCTCTCTTGGCTACGACATCTGCTAGAACTGAATCGGCAGCACTGATAAACAGATTTCTGGTTATCTGATCATTTTGTTCGAATAGCACACCTCTTGCGATTGGTGCAATTGTTTTCTTTAGGTATATGAAGAGTCTAGCGACATTGATTCCACTAAGAGTTGAAGTTCCAGTGTATAGAGTCTTATCTCCCCAGAGTAGAATTCCTTCACCAGGAACATTAAATATTGGATTGATTCTTGCCCCATATAGGGTGCTCTTATCTGCTTCTGACAAATATCTTGTTGTGGAAACAGCGTTTGCAATTCTTCCTCTTCTTGCTCCAGCTGGGGAGAACCAAGGATATGATTCTCTGTCTGTTCTTGCAATGCAACCAGCAACATCTGGTGCTAGAGAACTGATAATTAGATTTGCTGGATCTCCTGCAACATTGAAATGTTTCTTCTCACCAAATGCAGCAGCAGCATATTGTGCTGAGGTTGGTGAAGATGTAACAGTCATGGCTCCAGTTATAGTTGTTCCAGAATGCACAGCTAAAACTCCAAAAACTGGATTTGGTGTAGATGCTCTTTCGTCAATCATGGAAGAAACATAAGCATTATGTGCTGGAGTTCCCCCATTTCCTGTAGAACCAGAGAATACAACATCAATGTCAAGATACTTGAAGTCCATAGTTGCACCAGAATCTTGCCATGTTACATAACATGGTGCTCCATATTGAAGGAAGTTGTGAACATGATACCATTCATCAGTCCATGCGGTAGCACCATTGGTTAAAAGATCTCTAGCGGCTAGAGTAGCACCGTTGGTTCCAGAAAAACCTGGGTAGTTATAATTATAAAATGAAGTCAATCTAGCAAACCAATCGGCTAGATTTTCAACATAGTAATATCCTTGTTGTGCTTCAGTTCCAGTTGGCCCATTATAGGCAAATAATTTCATTGAGTGGTTTCCAGGTAGTCCTAAAAACCCACCTATTGTGGGTGAGTCTAGCTCTGAATTTGAAACTACCAATGATTCGTCTAATATTCTTACAGTTACGCCTGGATATGGCATGATTTTCTCCTATTTTCTTTAAATATATATTTTTTTAAATATTTTGACTAAAACATCCAAAATTGCGTTGAAATGGAATTTTTCCCTTTCTTACCATCAAACCATCTATCTTCACCATCCCAATCGCCATCAAGAAAACTCATACCATCTTCTATAAAACCAAAAGGAATTAATTCTGATTCTATTTTTTCAATTTCATTATTATATAGTTCAATTCTTATATCTTTATTTGTGATGTTTTCAAAAAAATCTTGTCTGGTTGCCCAAGCAAAAAGAACCAAACACATCACCAAGTCATCTCTGTGTCCATCATCGGCTTTATACGATTGACCATCAGCAATGAAGGTCGTTAATTGATCTATGATATCTGGGTCGTGGAAGACGATTTTATCATTCTCTACTAAATTTTTTAATATCGTACATCCTAGTTTTTTTACTGGATGTGTGGTTCTGACACCTAGGTATGTTCTTTTTGCGTTGACATTTTCTCCAATAATTTGTCCATGGTGACCTTTAAAACTAGATTTTATCAAATTCTCATATTGTAAATCATTATGTAAGATTTCTGCAACCTGATTTCCAATATCATTAATCTCCACCATCACATAGGCGTTATTATATTTTTTAGCCACGGCTCTAATATATGATGGGAAAAGTAATGGTGATATTGTATTATTTCTAAAAACTGCAACCACTTTGTATGGAATAGTTGATATATCGACAACTGTAAATGCACTATCGTCACTACCCTGACCTTTTGAAACATCCACGGTCATGAAATAGAGATGATCGTCTGTTTTCTTTTCCTCGTCACCCTTTATAGGTTCTTCATATACGGTATATCCCTCATGATTCTTAAATCTGGATTTTCCATAACTCAATACATTTAATTTATTTGCATCAATTAAGGTATTCGCAGATCCTATGAATGAGCATTCAAATTCTGCATCGAATTGTCTTTCCGATGTATTTCTTATTTGAATTTCTCTCCAAGCATCATCCCTCAGAGGTCCACCTGGATATTGGGGAACTTGCCTCCAGCTAACCTCAAATGGAAAATATTCATTCTGTCCAGTGCTTGCACCCTTCCACAACTGATAAAACATATTCAACCCTCTTGGGGTTGAGATGATGATCATTTGAGTGCTTTGACCAGCAGTGATCGTTGGATAAACTGACGAAAAGAATTCTTCAGCAACAGTAGTTGGAACGAAGGCAAACTCGTCCAAGAAAATTATATTAAAAGATCCACCACGAATCGCTGAGGATGAGGTTGCAGCTGCCAATATCTTTGAGCCATTCTCTAATTGAATTGAACCTTTATTCCATTCTATTATACCTTGCTGCAACCATTGTGGTAAATGTTCATAGGCTTCTCTTATTCTGCCTAAAATATCCCTTGCAGTATTTAACTTGTTTGCCAGAATAGCAACACTCATGTTTTGATTGAATAAGACTCTATGAAGAAGGTAGCAGCAACCAACCGTAGTGGTCTTACCAGCCTGACGACAAACCTTTCCTATTACGAATCTGTGATCGCATAGAGCCTTTACCAGTTCTTGCTGATAATCGTATAGATCGAAGTCGGTAACACCTTTGTCTAGGGTAACAACCTTTACATACTTTTTTGCAAAGTATATTGGATCATTTGCACACTTGATATATTCTTTCACCTGATCTTCGGTAAATTCAATTTTGACCCCTGCGGGTTTTAAATTCGCATTTCCCAAATAACCTGGAGCTTTTTTATACGCTGTCATTTTCTATAACCTTGTTCTGTGCTCTAGATTTATTAATTAAATTCTGTAGATCTGTCGTTGATCCAACATAAATTGAATTATTTGTTATATTTGTAATTTTTTCTCTTTGAATGTTTTCTGTTTTCTCATGAACAACAATCAGATCTTTGTTCATCTCGGAAACTGTCTTTAGAAGTAAAGCTGCAACTTCATAGGCTCTTGGAGAGTCGCTCGCATTTGCAACCTTCATTATTCCATCTAGAGCATCCATTCCATTTGAAATTAGTTCTTTTAAATTTGTTCTAGCATCGTTGAAATCATTATTTAAAACTTCTTCTCTACTTCTTTTTATTTCTTTAGTTATTGCTGTTTTTTCAACTGGTTTATTAATAACATCATTGTTCGTAATTTCTAAAGCATTTGCAATATTTTCAAAAGGGTCTTTCATTTTTAATTCTCATAGTAGTATATTCCACTTCCAGTTATAGAATCTCCAGTATATCCAACATCGTAAACCAAAGCTGATGGGGCTGTAGTTAGACCATTGTAAATTCTTACATTTGCATTTTCTATGATCATAGAAATATTTCTCTTAATATGACCATAGAGATAGGTTTTCATTGTAAAGTTAAAGACCGTGGTTACTGATCTTCTGGTAGAAAAATCACCCTCGTAATCTTCAGATGTGCTTATATCGTTCAAGACAATAGGAACATCTATTGCCTGATTTATTGTGTTGTAGTTGATCGACAAATTGAATTCTGGTTGAAAGTATGGAGCAATTTGCTCTATAATTTGTAGATTGTCTTCCAGAGATCTTGTAAATGAATACAGATTTATATTGATATTATATGGTATTTCCATATATGTTGTATCTGTATAGTTTTCAGTGGATAATCTTTTCTGTATCATTCTATTTAATTTTCTAGTAGGATCATATAGAATGTTGATTATCTCATAGCCTAATCTTGGATATGTTGCCTGTATGTGTGTCTTATCAGTAACGCCAGTTTCGGTTGTCAGTCTATAGATAAACTTCTCTTTTGGACCATAGACGATTGGAACTTTTATCTTTGAAGTTATCTCATCTTCTGAGTCTTTTCTCAAGATGGTTATCTGATTAAATAAAGATCCAAAAGCAACTATGCTTTTTCTCAGAGTTTCATTGTAATAGGCATTTGTCTCTCCAAACATTAATATTGTCCTTCCGAGAATGGATCTGTTTCACTTTGATTGAATAAAGTCTTATCCAATCTTTCAGCTTCCAGATATGAATTATCACCATCGCTTTCTTCTCTGATTGGATCAGTTTGGATAATGGTATTTGTCAGATAGGTTGAGAATGCTGTATATCCAGCACCAGAAATAGCACCACTCAATGTGGCCCCAGATATGTAAGTTCCAACTTCATCATAAACAAAGAGTCTTGAATAGGTATAACCCTTTTGGAACTCTTGAACTGTTGCTGTATAACCAGATTGATTTACAAATTCCCCAACAAGATAAGTTCCATTTGTCTTTCCAACCAGATTGTATCTTCTGACATAGGATGTTCTGTCAGTGGTCGCAGAATCCAAAACATCGATTCCAGTTGTAAATTCTTCGTGAGAATACACGAAAGCCTCCAGTGTCAATGTATAGCAATTCAATGTTCCCAATTGATAGAATGGAATCTCGTCTTCCAATTTGTTAATTTCAAATATTGTTCCAGATAATGGAAAATAAACCAAATCACCTTCTCTTGGTCTTAAGATCTCTGTTTCTTTTGTGGATATTTCTCTCTTAAATCTAGTCTTAGACAATTGAATTGTCATTCTATCGGTAATGAGTACGCCGAACTTGCTGATGACATCAGCTTGTCCATCGAAACTAAAGATCGTTTGGATGTATGCTTCTATCTTATACGCTGTTGAAAATTTCGACTGTATATCTTCACCAAGAATATTGTCCAATTTAAAATATTCTCTAGGAACATATAAAACATCTTGACCAGTAACTTTTATGGTTTCTATTGTTAGATCATCTAGTAATTTTTGATCTAGTTGTGAAAATTTAAAAAATGGATTAGTTGCCATTTATTATCCCATAAAGAAAGATGCTGGTAATTCGTATGATGTCAAAACCTCATTTTCTATGGCTGCTATTTCTTGAACTGCTTCGGCATAAATCTGACCACCCTTCATCACAATTCCACCTGGCAATTGAACTCCATCATACTTTGCCATGTTTGCTCCCCATTGTCTTTTAATCAATGCAGTTAAGTATTTCTTTAAAAGACGATCATCAAATATTTTTGTATATAATTCAGGATCAAGGGCTGCATATGTCTCGAAAACCAAATAGTCTCCAGCCTTGAGTTCACTCCAATTGCAATCTATGTGTATTCTATTTGTGACTTTGCTGAATCTTAGTGCTTTTTCACCTTGAAAGAAATCTTCAATGAGTTTTATATATCTTTTCGTAGAATCATATGAAGCCAGACCCATAGAGCCACCACCGTTATATCCTCTGTTTATTCCAAAGTAATCAACTAATGCAAGTTGATATTTTAGATCAAACATGTCGATGTTTGCAAAATTTCCAAATTGAAATAATTTGACAACGGATACTATGTTGCTACCATTTGGCTTTGATGTAGCACTTCCATCCCAACCTAAAATATTATTAGTATTGATATATTTATTTTCAACATCGGTTGATGTCAGTTGATATTTAAAAAAGACTTTCTCGACTCCATCAAAATGTCTTTCCACAAAAAAATCAAGAGCTTCATCTAGACGATCTTCACATTGTTCAGTATCGACATTTATTTCGATAACTGGAAATCCAAGTGTTCTTAGAGCATAGTCTATTATTGTTTGTCTAGAATTTGGTCTTGACATTTTTATCTCTTAAAATATTTATTATTTTGGATCGGGGACTGTTACTGGAATTTTCTCAAGATCTGAATAATTTATGTTATTTTCGATGTAATATCTTCTAGTTATTGGATCTTGACCCTCTGATTCTTCAGATTTTCTATAATTGCTAAATCCTGGCATTTGTAATGGACAAGAAAGTTTTGGATAATCCAACTTTGAATATTCATCACCATTAGATACAAGCCAAGTGCCTTTTCTATCCCCACAACCACAACCACCGCAGAAGAATTTTCCAGGAGTGACGCTTGGTTTGAGATGCTCACATGGTGGAAGCTCTCCACCCTGCTTCATATTTCCAAAGCAAGACATGACCCTTAACTGTTTTACTGGAAGACTTACTTTTTTATTCGATATTCCCCTTGAAGCTATGGCCGATGCAAAATTTTGCACCATGCTAATTTTATTCTTTATAGATGTATCTTCTTTGATTTCTTCTGTTCTAAACTTTTCATTATTTTTATTTTTATTGCAGTTACAACTCATGTTAAAATCACCTTTCTGAATAATCTTAAATATACATTCGTGTCAGTTGGCATCAATACGGTATATCCAAACTTTGTGGTATTTGTAAAATTTTGCCCATAAACAAATACATGCCCATTAAAACTATATTTTTCACTACTATTTGATAAAATATTTTCATAAAATATAGAAGAAGAAGCTAATTTATTCTTGATATTCAACTTGGTCTTTAGCGAAGAATCTTTATTTATTTTATTTGATAAATAATACAATTCTATGATGCTTGGTATGTAATAATCGGCAAAACCTCTTCTAATTTGTCCTGTTATAGTATTTATGAGTTTTGTTCCATGCCCATAGAAATTTATTCTATCCCCATAGCAATTGTAAAAACCATCCGATAACGATGTATTTGGCATCGTAGAAGTTTGCTCTTCTGGAGACATATAAACTGCATAGTAGTCATATTTATCAACAATCAAGGCCCATTTCGAATAAACATCTCTTGGTGTCGTATCATTGTAGTGTTGTTCAACTGGTTCTTTGAGATTCAAAGATCCATAAACTTTAGAGGATGACGAATTTACTGTAAATTTTCCTATATAAATTCCACCCTGGAATTCATCACCAGAAGTCAACCCTAAAAGGTCAAAATCAACCTCGGACATACTGTATGGTTCTATTTTTCTATTTGCTAGTTTCGTTGGATTTTCTGGTGAAAAGCTTGAATTGCAGAAGACAAAACCATCTTCTTCAGTTTCTGGAGAAATCCAGTATCCAAAACAATCATCCTTAAATGAAAGATTGCACTCATATGAAAATCCAGTAGTAATTTTAGTCAAATCAAAACATGCACCAACATCCTCTGTGGTGGTAGATGCAGCACCAACTGCCATTTGTTTGTAAAGGAAATCTGTAAGTCCAGATGTTGAGCAGTTAGATGTCGCACAAGTTTCAGAACTGTTGTAAACTGGAACATTTCTCAATGTTCCATCATTGAATGTTATACCTCTCAATGAACATTCTCTCTCCGAACAAACATTCTCACATGTTATTCCTATAGGAAATCCAGAGGCATCATATGCAAAATAACAACAAGATTGAGGAATTCTTGCATCGATACCTAGAAGATTTAAGGGATTTGTCGGATGAAAAACTCCACCTATTCTTGAGCACTCACATTGTGATGTTGTAGCTTTACCCCAATCTGGATTCGCACCAAGAACTGCTGGATTGTTTGCTACTTGTATTTTTTGATCAAATGTCAGATAAGAGCAAGCAAAACAATTTCCAATTTCCCCTTGTTGTGGGCAAGAAACATTATCACCTACCAAAAAAGTTCCATTATTGATAAAACATTCATAAAATGTTATTTGGTCGCTGGTTCCATCTGTATAACAACAAGTTCCAATTTTTTTTAGATCAGAACCAAAATCCTTTACTGATTTAACTCTTGATCTAAATTGAATACTCATGATTCTCCTTGTACGCAATCTTCAAGATTGTTTATTGCCGTAAGATCAGTTGCATCTACAGGTACACAAACATAATCGGTATCAGAAATATATAGTTTCTTTAAAACAGTACCAGCAAATGCAGTTACACAGCTATTGTTTGGTCTTTCTCTATAGAACATTTCTCCTGGAATATTTACCTGATTTTGTTGTAAATTTAGTAAAAGATTTTGAGGTATATTTGTTATTTTTTCAAATCCAGGATTATTATTATATTGATCTATAAATTGTTGACAGGTTATCTTCGTTCCGTCATTCTTTGTTAAACAGAAATTTCCACAAATACTATTTTGTTCATTTGGGCACTCGTCTGTTCCAGAATTTACTGGAGCACACATTTTATCTCTTATTGATGAAGTGCTACTTCCCTGAGAAGTATAGATGGCAAATCTTGGCAAATATTGAACCAAATCGGGGGCTGTATCTAAAAAGACATCAGGAAGTGGGAACCAATATTGAATTAATCCACCACCAGTGCATGTAAAATCTCCACCTAATTGATTCTTTAAAACATTTAAAACAGTTCTATGCTGTATGCATGGATCTCCGACTTCAACACAACTTACTGTACCAGTTGGACAAGATTGAGCACTATTGTATTCTATAGAACCTCTACAACCACAAGAAGATTCAGAATCCTGACAAGATGTTATTATGGCTTTGTCTATTCTATTTGGAGAAAAGCAACAAGGTAAACATTCTGAACAATTTGGATCTTGAGAGCCAAATTGACAAAGGGATGTAGTTTGTTCGTCACAATCTGGATTGTTTCTAATAGTTTGAACACCCCAACCACTTAAAGTTGGAATTCCAGAACCTATAACATAATTTGTTTCATTTTGAACTTGATAATCCTTACAGAGTGGACATGTTGGTTCATAATTTGGAACAGAAAATCCACAGGCTAAACCGTGACATTCATTTCCTAATGTTATTTTAGATCTAGTACTTTGATTAACCGAATCATTTTCAGTTGGTTTTATGTCTGTGAATAAAACAAGTCTGAGAGTATTATGAGCAACTAATCTTCTATCTGTAAATTTATCTGGATCAATATCAATTCCAGCTTCTCCATCTCCTGTATCATTGTAATTAATATAATCTTTTGGATTTGGTATAGTTATACAGAAGACAAATTCACCATCTCCCAAATACTTCATTCTACCATATGGTAAAGTTATGCTGTCTTGATCGTAAGGATCATTAATAGCTTTGGATAAATAACCGATAACTCTTTCAGTTGTATAATCTTGTTCTACTATTTGAGTGCTAGTATTAAAATTTCCAATATTGCTTTCTGAAAGATATCTTTTATATGGAGCATTTGTGTCATTCGGATTAAATTCTATATGTCCGCTGTCGTATATAATATCATATGGTTTTGTTTTATAAGTATTCGCAGATACAACGGCTGGTATTACTGTCGAACCACCAGGACCAAAACCTCCAGTAGTTTCTTTTCTAGCCTGATAATTTGGATTCAATAGGTCTACTGTTAATGGATGTCCTGGATAATTTAATCCATAAAATTGATATGGTACTGAATCTGATTGTTCGGCTTCAATATTATTTATGAATGTATTTGAAAATGAATTTGATGTTCTCGCATATTTTTTATATACTGATCTTATACTATTTGTATTAGAATTTGGAAAAGTTGGAAATATGGAATCGGAAGCTCTCATATAGGTGTAACCCATATTAAAATAACCAACTGGAATTCCTATACCTCCAACTATATTTCCACTAGAATTTATAGTGGCAGAGACAGCACTGCTATTATTTTGTGGATTTATTTTACCAGGTTCAGATTCTGATGCAGTATATAGATTGTTATTAGATCTATCTAGTAATTCTTTATTATAATAAAACTGAATGATCGCATTCATTCGATCATGAAATGGACTTTGATCCCCAGAGGTTGAAACTGGAGTTAGTAATTGAAATGTTTCTAAAATATTATATACTTTTAATTGTGATATGTTTGTTGAAACGGTATAATTAGTATTAATTAATGGATAATTATAAGTAACAAACATTCTAGAAGTTGTATTGGTCGTATATTGAAAGGGCTTTGAAGTTCCAGAAATATTAATACTTCCAGAACTATTAAAATTTACTATATCACCAGCAGTTGTAAATCCTTTTACATATCCAGTAGAATTTTCAAAACCTTTAGTGAGTCCCATTATGTTAAGACCCAATTTGAGATAATAATCAGTCAAATCTGAGGCAGTGGTCAATCCACCTGGAATTATTTCTGGTCTTGGTGTAAGTTCTTGTGGAATTGTATTAAATAGTGCATTTCCATTAATATCGAAGTCTGCACTTCTATTTGGTTCTCGCTTCAATCCCAACAATGGATTATTCAATTGATCTCTCAACTGAACAGTAGATGGCATATATGCAAATTCATCAACAAGATCAACACTAATTTTATATTTTATTGATCCAGTAGTTGGATCTAAATTTTCTTCTAAACTTCGATCAGTTGGATTAATAAACTCAAATGGATTATCATTTTCATCGACATATCCATTGAGTGCCGCTAAATTATGTGCAAAGTGTCTTGGATAATGTGTTCTTAACAGATAAAATCTAAAATTTTCAGGATTTCCAGTATCACATTTTATTTTTAAGCAAATTCTAGCAAGTTTATCTTCACCCTGTGGAAAATTTGGATCTGTTGCTAGTTCACCATTGTAAAAATAATTTGGATAAGCAACTCCAGTTTGTGGTGTTATAGATCTAAAATTTTCCTTTGTTATGAATATATCTTTTACACCAATACCCTGTCTGAAATATATTTTTGGAGCACCAGTAATTACTTGATTAGTTTCAGACAATGCATAGTTTACAACTCCTGGGGTCAAAATAGAATCTACGCTTGTATCTGGTGATAAAAATGTTACAGTTGTACTTGTATTATTTACTGGTGAAGATACAGCATCCTGACCACGATTAAAATCTACAACACCTTCACATGTTAATACTCTTGCCTGAGCTGAAAAACAATCTGATTCATCTTCAACTGCTGGGCATGGATCTGGATCGGGACCACCACCACCACCAAAACCACATTGCTGACAATCAGTATTTTCACCCAAATATCTTCCAGCAATTGCTTCACACTCTGATTGTGTCCTTTGATCGCAAATTTGATTTATATCATCACAGCAAGCACCAAGATCACCACCAGTATCACATGTTGAGCAATTTGTATTTTTACCTTTATAATTTCCACCAGCCGCAGCACATTGTGCTGGAGTTATAACAGAGCAAGTACCGTCTGTTTTACAACATGCTCCAGTTTCTTCTGGTTGTGGGCATTGATCACATGTGGTGTAATCTCCAAGATAAGAACCAGAACTACTCACACAAGCGGTAAATGATAAAATAGAACAACTACCATCTGAATAACAGCAAGCACCTTTTGGAACAGAATATATGCAATCACAGTTAATTTCTGAACAGTTTAAATCTTCACCCATAAAAACACCACCAGCTGCATCACATTGAACTTTATTTAGTTCAACACAGCCAGCTGTTGTGCAACATGGGCCAACACCAACAGCATCTTCACAACAATTTACATCGTTACATGATCCAGTATATCCAACACCGCCAAGATATTCCTCACATAAAAGTCTGGTAAAATTGCTACCTAAACATATACCATCTTTACAGCAGGAAACAATTTCATAATCGCCACAGTAGTATGGACACAATCTATTTCCAAAATTTGTACCCTGTGGGTCATTTGCGTATGCTCCACATGTTATTCCCCTGTAGAATGTGCCAGCAAATGATTCACATTCAGTTGGATTGCTATTTTCAAGACATCTACCATTTGAACAGCAAATTCCAGTTATACCGCAGGAATTTATGCACGATTGAAGGGCATTAAATGTTCCAAATAATCTATCGCATTGATCCTTTGTGACATATTCATTACAACCAAGAGTTCCATCAAAATTTGTATAACAGCAAGAACCAAAAGTATATGTTATTGGACAATTGTCATTATCAACATCAAAACCTCTAGCAGCAACCGTCGCTGACCAGCTCTCACCTTGAGTTGTGGTTGTCAGGTTGACTATGGATTTTCCACAAGTTAAGTAGTTTTCACCATTTTCAAAATACACATTTTCTGGAAAATACCATATATCTTCATTTTGGAAAATTAAAGTTATAGATACTGATTCATTTTTATTAAATGTTCCAGTGAATCCAGCAATACCGTTTGGAGTCGTTATATAGAATAATCCAGCATCATCAACATTTAGATATGTTGGTGTATCAAAAATGTTTCTAGATTGTACAAACTTAATTTTTGATCTAGAATTTAATTTTGATTTTGTATTTCCCTTATCATCGTATACCAAGGTTCCACTGTTATAAACACCGTCATAAGTTACACCGATTGTAGTACTTGAAATTTGATAATTTGTCTTTAAATATACCAAAGTATCAACATTCAAATTGGCAATATCTAACTCCGACTGAACTTCTGCCAATGTTGTGTTGAAGTAAACGAAGTTTTCATCTTCTGTCAAATATAAAGAACCAGTGGCCGAAAGACCCTTTACTTGCAACTCACCAGAAGAGTATGTATAGTATAAAGTTATACCGTCACCACTACTCACTCCAGCGATCAAAAATTCAGAAGTAGCACCTCTAAAATTTCCAGTTATTGTGCTTGTAGATCCATCAGAAAGATTTAAAATTATTCCAGTATTTGTTGGATTTGATGATAATATATAAACACCATATGGACCAGTTGCTCCGATTGGACCAGTATTTCCAGTACTTCCAGTTACACCCCTTGAACCAGTTGCTCCACTTGGTCCTTTTGGTCCGATATATGAATGTGTTCCAATAGTGCTGCTTGACATAATTTTAATTATTTATAAGATATTATGTAGTTCCATCTGGACAACTTGGGCATGAATTATAGTTAAAATCATCCTCAGCTAGTTTTATAGAATAAGAAGAATCTTCATAAACTAAAATTGGAATTCTTCTTATTGGCCTCAATCTGGCTACTTTAGAATCTCTATTTTGTGATTCTACAAATCCATTTGAAAAATTTTGCGTTAGCATTTTTTCACCAGCACAAGCATTCATACTTAAATCGTATAATTTATCTTCTGTTAGATTAAAATCATTTTTTGTAAATCTAAATTTAGAATTAAATTCTCCACTTGGAGTTTCGAATATTTCATAGTATTTCTTATCCAAATGATTATTTACATTCCACTTGTGTAGAGTACACATACTGGAAGAACTCCAATATTTTTGTGCTGCAAACACATCATCACCATTTAATGCTATTGCAGTATTTAGTTCAGTTAGATTTCCATAAATATGGTTCAATTCAATGATACTTGGAACATACCAATCATTGTATCCATTTAATCCAGTTTGATTCAAAACAGAAATTTGCTTCATACAGCTGTCGGAATCAGTCATATTATCCCATAAAATTGCATATGAATTTTTAAATTCATTTTCATTTGTTTCAATGGTATTTTCAATTGTATTATTTTGCCACTTACTATTTGGATAGGCTCCATTGCTATAGAATACGAATCTATCAAAAGCAAGTGCATCTACCCCAGTATTTGAATCGTTTTCAGCTAAATCTCTAAACCAAAAATAAGTATTTTCTTTGGAAGTTTCGTCATGCATTCTTGTGGTTAGAAGACCGTCAATCATGCATGTTGAAATTGGTTCCAAATTATATCCAAATTCACCATTACCTCTTACTCTTGATTCAGATATTCCCCAAGACAAATTCTTACTACCAGATATTTCAATATCTTCTGGGGCAACGATTATAGCCCAAAGCATATGAATTTGAGTTTCACCGTAAAATTGTTTTGCCAACTTAAGATAAGTTGAGGAGCCAACAAAACCTAAAGGTTCAAACATTGAAATATTTGAAAGATGTTCTAATGAATATGAGAAAGTTCCATTTCTAATATCATATTCTAGGTTATCCTTGAACATGATTCCATCATCCCACTCAACTGGAGTATTTAATGTTGCAGTTTGTCTGGCAACACCTTCATATGTTTGCATTATGAATGGTAAACCAGCTTTTAACAAGCAAGAATTTATTCTTTGCTTATCTTCTGTCAAAACTTCTGGATAGGTTCTTGTAAAGTACTTGATATTAAGTGATGATGGAGGAAGGGAAGTAGTGCCAAAAGTTACACCAGATTCACCAAAACAGTTTTTATATTTCCAAGTTGGATCTGTTGGCATAAATCCTCTTGGAAAATATCTACAAGAAAGTGGTTGACCTTCAGCAACCAATGGATTTGAATAAACTGAACAGGGTGATGGTGCTCCAACAATACCAACAAGATATCCACCACCAACATAAGTCCCTATTGGTAAACATGGGATCAATTCTGAATATTTACACGCTTCAGATGAATTGAAATATTCACCTCTGAAGTTGTTTCCGCAGCAGGAATTTAGACCACAAACTTCACCTGGCCCTAAGAAAATTCCACCACTTTCTTTGCACTCTACTGGTGTATAACCATCGTTACATTCACTACCATCAGCTTTGCAGCATCCACCCCGTAAGGTATCTAAGCAATCTGGATCACAATCACCATCACAGCTTTCTCCTGGATGAAATGAACTATTTGGTATGCTTTCACAAGCAAAACTTGTTATATCATCGTAGCATTTACCTTTTACGCAGCATTTTCCAGTTTGATCATCTAGAGGACAATAACTTGGGCAATTAAAATATCCCTCACCAATACTACCTCTCACTGGATGACAGACTTCATTTGGGTAAAAAATTCCATTATATTTCAAACATAGTTCTTGTGAGGTGCTTATACATTCCCCGTTAACACAGCAAGCACCTTCTGCGAAACAATCACCACTTCCATTTTCTAAACTTGAAACATATCTTTTAACGCATTCTACCGTGCTGAAACTTCCACCCATATCATAGCAATATTGCTTTGTAACATAATCTAAACATTTAATATCTGATACTGTCTCATTTAACGCACAGAAGCAGCATGAACCTATATTCCCAGTTGCACCTATTACTTGTGGAGTAAATATAGAATTTTTCTTAATAGTAACTGGTAAAAACTTATAATCTAAATCGACACCACCACTACTTCCAATGAAGAGATTCGGTGTATATGTAAATCCATTTAAAGTATTGTTTATCTTTTCTTCAAATCTTTGTTTATTTACATTATAGCCAATATCTGGAGAATATGAATAAACTGGAACTGCTATTCCAGTTGCACCAGTATAACCCACTATATCCTGGGTTAAATTTGCTAGTGTTTCATTAAAATTTTTAGTGTTGTATAATGTTATTCTTTCACCAGCTAATGGAATTCTTAAGGTCTGCGTTGTAGCATCCCAATAACTATTCGGAACTCCCTTTGCCTTTGTTGGTGTGTAGATATAAGCAATATTTCCAGTTTCACCAACTGGGAAAAAATTATAGGTTTTACCCTGAACTATAATTTGATTAGATGTTACTGAAACTGATTCTATAGATCCTGTGGAACTTCTAAAAGTTATACCTTTAATTTTCAGATAATCAGTTTTTCCCAATTCTAATAAATTTTGAGATTTTTGAACTTCGTTGTAATGATATAATACGGATATTCCATTAGTAGTTACACCCTTAACAACAGCATACTGATTTTCATACTCTGAGGTTGCACCCTGAATATTAATTTGAATCGTTCCAGTATCACCTAAAAATATAGTTAAAATATTTGAAGATGTCGAAGTAAATCCAGTTATACCATAACCAGTATTTCCAGTGGCTCCACGAACCAAAGGTCCAGTGATTCCAGTAGCACCAGTTATACCAACAGGGCCAGTTGGACCAGTAACACCAAAAACTCTTGTACTGATCGTTGAAAAGACAAAATTTGAGCTTCCTAAAATCGACATATTAGATATTTATGATTGGGAATCTCCAGAATTTATAATTATTTGAACCTGGTAGTGGATGTCTTCCATCACATCTTATTAATTTAATTGGTCTTATTTTTCTCTCACTTGTTCTTGTATATGCTACATCGAAAGAATAAGTAGAAGATCCAAAAGGAGTTGTAAATAAATCATATGCCCAAGCTCTTGTTCCTATTGTTGTTGATGTTGCAAAACCATTTAATAAAGCTAGATCAAATGATCCAGTAGATGTCCAATAACTTCCAATAATTGGTTCAAATCCACTCAATAATAATGATGAATTTAAATTAAAATCAGTATCAGTTAAAACTAAATTAAATAAAAATCCCATCTCATCATGACTAGGAACAAACCAACTTGATTCTATATCTGATGTTGGTGGATTATCTATATTAAATTTTGTTATAGCATCGGCTAAACTAGTACTATTAGCATATATTGGATCTGGTGCATATGCTGGATCAAAAGAAGAAATTCTAGCACCACATAGTCTACCAGTATTATATAACCCATAATTTCTAGTCCATGAACCATTTATAGATTGCTTGGGTGCATTATAAATCCAGATGGCATAATCATTTATCGTTCTTACCGTAGCACAACTTCTGAAAGAATTTGAATATAAAGAAGCATAAGATGCTACAGATATAGTTGAATTATTTTCAAAAATATATCCTTCATCTGCATATGTTTTAGTTAAAATATCTTCTGTGTCTTTTGTTAATGTTATTGGATCATATAATGGACCCCAAGAAAGATTATTTTTACTCCATATAAAATTTTTATTTCCATTTATTTCTATATCTTCTTTTGCAACAATTATAATAAATGTATCAGAATTTCCACATATATTAGATTCAGGATACGCATTTACACCATATCCTGAATAATCTTTAAGAGATCTATAATTTCTCTTATAAAATCCACTAGCATTTAGAAAAATATTATTATAGCTATTTGTTAAGTCTGCTGGTGGCTTTCCAAATAAATTAACATCATAATTAAAATTATCAAAGACTTTATGTCCAGAAACTATATTAGAAAAATCAAAAAAGCCAGCAACGACACCACCAGCAAATTCATCTCCCTGTTTCAATTCCCCTATTCCAGGAACTCCCTGAAAGCATGGAATGTTATCAGGTGAACAATTAATTTCTTGACATGTTAAATTTGCACCAGAATAACTTTTATTATCTGCAAAACAATCACTATAAATAACATTATTTTCACATGTTATTCCTTTATCGCAACACGCACCATAACCATCCTGACAAATATATGCAAGTTGCCCATTATCAGTTCCAAAATTTTTAGTACATGTTCCATGAAAATACCATTGATTCAATATAGCATTAGATTTTGATGTTATTCCACCTGTTTGATTTACTCCAGTACAATAAGCACCCTGTTCCTGTTCAACAACAGTTTGGGAACATTGAAAGAATGAACTATTTGTAACTATTCCTCTATATGGATGCCAAATTGCATTTGGATCAATTGCCTTGCATTGACAAAATGTTAGATCTGCACTTGCATTACCATTGTAAAAACAGCAGAATCCTTGTGAAGAGCATAGAGATGAATCGCCTAAAGTTTTTCCATAATAAAAATATCCAGGACAATTTGATTTAAATGATTCAGACACAGATCCAAAACAGCTAACTGGACAACATAATCCTTCTGCAAAGTTTACAGATGCATTAACATCAATCTCATCTTCAAAAGGATAACATGTTGTTGGTATTGTATCGTGAGTTGATGTTATATCTGCTTGTGCCGAATCATATTGAGCGGGGATTGCAAGATATCTTCCACCTAAAGATATCATGTTAATAACATTAAATTTTTGTTTTGCTGGACAAAAATATGAATCATTTTGCCAAACAATTCCAGATAAATCAAATCTTTCAAAAAAATTAGATGCAAATGTTATTCCATTTGATATATCTGATTCATCTTCATAAGTAGCGTAGTAAATGTTTCCACCATAAGTAAAACCATTTGGAATGTGTAGAGACAATCCACTAGAGTGTGTGGTTAGTTCTGGTTTCTTTATCAGGAAAGCAAAACCATTTATTCCATTATTTGTAGACAAATTTTGAGTGTATGGACTTATGTAAAAGACACTACCATCATCTGGATTTATTTTATAACATGCCAATGAATTGCTGAATATAGTTGGATTCGCAATTACCAAGCCTTCTTGAATATTTTTATTTTGTACTAATACAGCTTTTTCATAATCATCATAAAATGATGCTGTAATTCCATATTGTTTCTGCCCAGTTCTATTGTAAAGTAAATTTCCAAGAGTTCCACCAGAAATTCCTATAAAGCCAAGATTTACTGCACTATAATCCACAACAACTGTTTCTGGTGGATTTGAAGTGTTGTCGTAATATATTCTTAAAATATTTTCATAGTTTGACGATATACCTTTAAATGTCAGTATATCAACTGGAAAATCGCCGTCATAAGTTTGATCAATTAAAGAATTTGATAAAACGCTAAAGGAGGCTAGACTTATTCCTTCCAGAGATATTTTAGAATACCCAGATATTCCAACTATTTCAGATTGGCTTAGTTTTGATGTGTTATCGCTATAGAAAAATTCAAAATAATTATCACTAAGTTTTATTATATTGACTAGTGTAGCACCAGTTGGTCCAGTTGGGCCAACAATACTTGGACCACAAGCACCAGCTGGACCCTGTGGTCCTTGATTTCCAGTTGGTCCAGTTATACCAATAAAATTACGAAAAAAAGTCAAACCCCTATATGGGATATTACTTGAATCTGGTATGAATGGTTCATCTGCCATTATGCTTGAACTTTATATCCTATGTAATTTACAACGACACCAGTATAAGCACCATGTGGTGCTACCTGATAAACAGCTTTCACTATATGGTTCGAATCTGTAGGAGCCAATGACTGCAATTTACCAGCAGTTAATCCACTTAAAAAGTAAATATCATGTCCACCAGCACCGCCTGTGCTCAAGTTAATGTTTCCAGTTAAACCAATAGAACCATACATGACTACATTTGCATTACCACTTCCATCTATCGATTCAACCACACCAAAAACTTCAGCGGTAACGGCATTATCTGCTTTTGATTTTGTATATTTGCCACTGGCAACATCGTAATAAATAGCATCACCCAAAGAGAGTCCAGTTGCTACAATGGCTGAAGATTGTAGTAAAAAGGAAAGTCTACTTCCACCATCTGATGAACTAACGACTGTGTTTGATGATTTAATATTTGAACTGGTACTACAGGATGGCATATTTTTTTCCTATTATATTGGATAATCTGCGTCGGCTACAAAGTGATAATAGATTTTATCATATGGTACATTTCCAGCAACAGCACTAATTCTAACACTATTTATTCTTGCAGTTGCAGTTATTCTATCTCCAGATGTGTAAGTTCTCTCAGCACCGCCATATCCATATGTTCCATTACATAATATCAATTCTCTATTTGCTGTTTTATTATAGGCTTCCGATGAAGATCCCGAATATGGAGAATAAATTGTTACGCTTGGAGTTGTGCGCATCTCAATATTCAGCTCATGCACCTTCTCCGAATAATTTGGAATTGGAACCATAATTGGAGTTGACTCCGCAACATCAAATGTTGAAATCATGGTGGGAGATCCAACTCTTTCAGATCTAGAATATGTTGAATAATAGAACTGCCTACAATATCTCAATTGCTCGTCATAGGTTTTGAAATTATGAGCCTGAATATTTCCATCCACAGCTCCAGCATTTACAGAAGCAAGAGAGATGAAAACATTGGTTGCTATCGATTCCGAAGCAGCTCTTGCTTGAGTTATCAGTGGTATTAAATCAAAACCAATTTCACAGTAATCATTTTCAATTGGTGTTGCTGAAGATGTCAAACCACTAATTGCAACATTAAAATCATATCTATCCCAGTTTGTTCCGAGACTTGCAGTTCCCAACACTTTATAATCCAATAGTGTAGTTCCAGCATATCTTGCAAGATAAACATTGACATCATTATATGAAGAGTGTGAAGTCTTACCATAAAATGATACTGCTAATTTTTTACCATCAAAGACTTTACAACCTGGAACAACATGCCCAACCATAACATGATTATAGCTTCCATATGATGGATATTCGTCGTTTATCAAACCTGGATATGTTATTCCAGTTGCACCAAGTGCTTTTACATCAATGTAGTAATTTGGATTACCTTCAATTTCATTTTGATAATCGGCAAATGATTGTCTAATTATATAATAATTTTTTGTAGATGAATCTCCACTTAGTCCATCGTGTCTTCTCCACAAGTCGGCAAAAACAACATTTCCAGTAGTTGTATATTGATTTTCTCTTCCAATTTCAGATCTTTGCCATACTTCAAAATTACCATTGACAAGCATATTATCGACAGTATTATCGACATATGTTGCTTCACCACTAGTGGATCTTAGTGATACATTACTCTGACCACCAACTGAACGAATATTAATAACAGCAGAATCTGAAGAATCATCATATATTGTTGCGATTGGGAGATATGTTCCAGGATCTCCACCAGTGTTTATCCATTGTGGATTTGCAGCTTTACTGGTTAAATCTAAACTATCTGTAAGATATATTCCACCATTTGTTTCAATGTCATACACATTTGTATATCCAGACAATTGAATTGTTAATATGGCATCACCACTGCCGTCTATAGTTTTATTAATTATAACACCAACAATATAATTTAATTCATTGGTCAAGTTCATACTATGGAACCATCCACCATAGTTTACCCTATTTCCAGTTTCTAATGCCCCAGAAGCAGCATAAGATGGACTATAGGAGAAAATATCACCAACTTCGATATAATTAAATTCTGATGATGCATTGTAAGCAGAGTCAATGATTATTACTATTTGGTTTGAGCCACTAGATCCATAACTTGTTAAATCTGAATTTAAATAGTTTCCTCTATATGGTAGAATTATTGCCGCATTTCCAGAAAGACCAAGAAGAAGTGGCTTTGACACATAACCAGTTACTGCTGGCTCCTCATCGGTAATTTTTCCTTGATTGGTTGGATCTAAGAAATAGACACAACCAGCACTTAATCCTTTACCATAACTGGTTGTAAAATCGCCCTCGATTTTTCCAGCAACAGTTACAAAGGAATAAGTATTTCCAACAGAAGTTACTATACCCATAACCTCTGCATTCTCTGGATTGTTTGCTCTTGCTGCTGTATATCCTATTACTGATCCACTTTGGTATACTCTTACTGGCATACCAAAAGTATATCCAGCACCAGCAGTCATTCCATAAATTTGAACATTTACAGAGCCAACATTTACTTGTCCATTGAATGTTACAGTATTGTTGAATATTAATGGAGATTTTATAATTCCAGAAGTTCCACCAATTGAAAGAGTAAGCAAACCACTTGTATCAGTGGTGGCTAGAATCCCATCACCACTTGTAGCACCATAAACCTTTAAAAGATTTAATTTACCGATGATATCGGTATTTTCTTTTAAAAACCAATCATAAAAAGAATTCGTAGAATTTAATGTTGTTATGCTATATGTGTTTAATTCAACACCCATTTATTATGCTCCTGAAAGTGGAATCCCGTTCATCCATTCATATCCATTGCTAGTTACTGTCAATATTGGTTTGATTGCTGTTAGATTTCCAGTATTTGTAAATTCAATAATTGAATTTTTAATTCTATAAGCACCTGGAGAACTTGTATTTACAAATCCACCAGAATTATCAAATAATAATTGATCCTCAAAGGCAGAGATGTCCGACGAATCAATTGTTAAACCTATAAAAGTTCCAATTGTTGATGAATTTATTTGAATGGATAAGTCAAACTGTGTATTATTATGTACCCAGTAACATAAACCACTTGGGTGGGTATAATAATACCATCCAACTAAAAATCTAATACCGCCAGATATAACTTGAACTTGTGCTGGATTCAAAGGTACAGCACCGTTCCATAGTATGGATTCTACAGTTTCATCTGGATTGGCCTGTAAATATGAAGCTAGTACTGGAGTCCAGAAAGAAAACATATAATTTGATAATGTTAAATTTTTCTGAAAATTATCTTGAATTTCATTCAATTCAGCTGCTTGAACAGCCATTCCAGGTGTAAAACCAATTAAAATATAATTTTTATCTAGTTTTTCAAATTCAGTGAATCTAGAATAATATGGTTCTCTTCCTAAAGATGTTTTTTGTGTTCCTGTTACTTGTCCGAAATAAGTAGTAGCCATTAAATTTCTCTTATTATATTTATTCTAATTATTCTAGATAAATTTCCATTAGTATCTGCAATTTTTATATTTGCTGGAGTTTTTACAACTTGTAGAACTTTTCCGCTATATTGTTTTAGATCTGGTTCTTTAATTATTCTATTGATGAAAAACTTCTCATTATCAGTATCAATTACATATTGGGAATTCAAAACATTTTCATGATTACTTCCAATCAATGTAACAAATGATTCTTCAGATGTTGGTGTTGCATCTGTTGTTATATTTGCGGAAACAATGGTGGTTGGTGATGGTGGTATAGTTGGAACTAAGGCTGCTAATTGGGTTAGATCTGTTTGATCTGCAATCGTTGGAACATAAACTTTTCCAGTTACTGGTGCTTTAGTAATAGTACCAGTTCCTATATCATCCTCATAAATAACTGCTGCTTCTATAGAATTAGATGCAATTTTTGTAACATTTGGGGGCAACTCAGATCCAGATACGATATAATCGCCAGATGGAAGTTTTTGTAGTGGATTGGACACCAATCCATATAAATTGAATTCTGTTGGATATGGGACTCCAGCCAGATCTAGTTCCTGAATTTCTATTCTAGAATCGATTAAAACATTTTTACATTCCAATACATCGTATGGGTCAACATTTAAACCATCAATAATATCAAGATTTAGTTCTATACTTGATAAAATTTGTGATTTTATATTTGATGCAAAAATATTAGATGAAATATCTAAAATTATATCTTTATAATCTTTACCGTTCTCAATAACTTCAATTCCATTAATTATAAATTTTCCATTTATATTTCTATAAGTTTTTAATCTTATTCTTGCCCCAGATCCAGTTAAGGAAATAACTGTAAATTCTGGATTTTCTTGATTTACAACAAGTTGACTTAATGGTATATCGCTTAAATTAAGCGATGCAGATATTATAGCACCATCGTCTGGACCATTATTTGCTATCTCATATAATGCATAGAATGCAGAGGATGATGGAATTCTATTGTCAGCTATTAATTGCCCTATCTCATCAAATTTATCTAAAATTGATATATTTTCTACTATATCTCCAGTGCTTCCATAAAAAACTGGCTGTAGTGTGTTATTTTCATCAAAAAGATAATAACACTCACCACAAGAAGATTCTACAGTTTTATATCTTTCACCCTTGATATAATCCTCAAATGTTCCACCAGTAATTGCTATTTTTTTGTTATCTTTGAAATACAGAGAACAATAACCACTAGTATCAATTGAGTCGTCGCAGAAACTTTCAATATTTTGCTGCTCTGTACTGAATGAGGAAAGTTTAAAATCTTCAAATGAAATAATTGGAATCCAATTAGTTTTAACAAATCTTAAATAGTCTCCAGTTATTCTATAAACTGGCAACCAGGTATACCCATCTGGATATTTTTTTATTCCATAGGCATGATTTGGAATATATGTTGAGGCAATTGTTCCAGATAGATCTTTTCTATTGAATTCATTATTTGATAAACAAATATAAACATTTCCATTTTCTTTATTCCAAACATAGAAATCAGAATTTGATGTAGAAAATGCTTTCCATGGATAATAAACACCGCCACTTTTCCATGTTATATTTGGTATGACTCCAACAGCATCATTTCTAGTGACTCTCTTTGAAAAAATTGAATTATTCCATAAATCTATACCAGCCTCATTGCTACCAGTTTCAATATAGTTGTCAGTTTTTCCTATAAGAAAATGAAGATTTTCTGTTTTTCCTATACTAGATAAATATTTTTTAATGTCTTTTTGTTTTTTTGCCATTTTTATATCCGTTATGATGCAGGGCCGCAATTGT